GTGCTGAAACAATTCCCGAGGGAGTCGTTGCGCGGCGCGGCCCCCGCTTCCGTGGCACACCGGACTTCTTCGCGCGCGACTTGCTTCGCGGCGGGCGTTTCTTGCTGGGCCGCACCTCCAGGCCGACCTCAGCGGCGGCGCGGGTCAGAACACCGTCCTTGGCTTGCACATCAGCCGGGACTTTCACCTTCGCGCGGGCCCGATCGGTGGTGGACATCTCAACCACCGCGCCCTCGCCGGCGGCCGCCGCGACCTGCTGTGCCAGCGCGGCGATCGCCTCGGCGGCCATCACCTTGAGGACTTCGGCGCCGCCCGCCTTGTCCAGCTCGAAAGCCATCAGACCTCGACGGTCCGGGCGGTGGCGCCGATCAGGATCGACGCCAGCATGGCGCCGGTGGTCTTATCGCGGGCGTCGAGGATCGTGCCCATCTCCGGATCGACATACGCGACTCCGGGCGGGCGGGGATTCGATCCGGCCAGCAACCCGGCGGCCAGCGCCACGATGCCGCGGGCCTCATCCCGGCCGGCAGCCCATCCGGTCAAACGGATCGTGTGATCGGACTTGATCGGCCACCGTGTCGGCCCGCCGTCGTCAGCGACGACTAGCAGCGGACCATCAGCCGGTGTCCACTTGGCCGGCACGTTCAGCCGGGCTTCGGCGGTCGGTAGCCGCGCGTCGAGCCAGTCGGCGATCGGCTTGACGACGTCGGCCTGCACGCGGGTCACGGCGTCGCCCCCGTCGCTGCAAAGGCCAACACCTCGACCCCGCCGCGGCCCGCCTGCTCCCACTCCTTCGCCCGGCCCACACACACCTGGCCGCGAACAAGGATCGTGAAGTTGTCGGTGAGCACGGTTACAGTGCGCACCCACGCGCCGTTCCGCTTCACGCGCAGCGGCAGATACGCCGTGAAAGAGACTGTATCCAGGTCGCCGTCCGCCCCCGGCTCCACAGCCGTATTGCCCGGAGCAACAAGTGCATCCACCGCGAACGGCGTTCCAGCGGGCAGCGGATTGTCATGCGCATCCATGCCGGCCCGCGGAGTGATCGTGACCTTCTCGGTCACGCCGCCCGCTCGAGCCGGTACTGCTCCAGAATCAACAGCTCAGCCGTCGTGAACCCCGCATCGGGGCTGTCCGCATTGCCCCACCGGAACGGTCCAACAACAGTCGGTGCGCCGCCGTCGGCAGCCTGAGACATGTGGTCGGCCACCGAATACACCGCGGTCTCGAAGTCCGCAGCATCAGCGAAGCCGTGGGACATCGTCACCGTGATTCCCTGAAAGCGTGACGTCCAGAGCCCGCCGGACTTCTTGCGCACCAGGCCGATGCGGGACCACTCCAGCCCGGCCAGGTCGAGGTCGACACCATCCTCAGTGACCGCGGACAGCGCGACAACACGCAACGACGGAAGCCGCAACAGTGCACCGCCCGGACCGTCGACGGTCTCCGTCTGAGTCAACTCTGGTGCGACGTGCCAGCCACACCACCGGCGCACCGCAGCAACAGCGCTGTCGAGCAGCCGGGCTGTCTCGTCGGCGTCGGCGTCAAGACGACCCTTCGTGTAGTCGGCCAACACGTCAACGTCGAGCACGAAAAACTCAGGCCTGCTTGTTCCGCGGAGTGCGGGCCTTATTCGCCGGTGCCTTCGCCGGGGCCTTCGCCTCGGCCGGCCCCGCGGGAACGGTCAGGCCCAGCTCTGTCGCGTCCTTGTCGGACAGCTGCAGGGTCGTCTTATGGCCGTTGATCTCAACGTCGTATTCCTTGAGCCCCACGGGTTCCTCCTTCGATGAGGCCGGACCCGGCCGAGGCGTAGCCGCCCCGGCCGAGCCCGAATTGAACAGCGACACTTAGGACAGCGCTGCCTTGACGATGGCCTTCGGCCGGGTGAGCGCGAACGCGCCGCGCTCCTCGCCGAGGATCGCGACCATGTTCCGGATGAAGAAGTCGGCGTGGGAATCCGAGATCGTCACCGTGGTCTGCTCGCGGTCCCAGAACACCGCCTTGGAGAAGTCGCCGACCAAAACGTCGGTGTCGGCCTGCGACTCCGACTCGACAACCGGGACACCCCACAAGGTCCGCGGGCCGATGGACTGCGGACCGCCGTAGTAGTACCGGCTCTCGCCATCCTTCGCCAGGTCGATGACCTCGGCGGTAGCCGGGGACACCAGGATCGCGTTCGGGTTGACCCGACCGACCGTGCGAGCCTTCGTGATCGCCTTACGCACCGTGCGGAAGATGTCAGTGTCGAAGGCCTGAGTCTGGATGCCCGACCAGTTCCGAATACCGGTGAAGTTCTCACCGGAACCGTCACCGGCGAGGATCTGCGCCTCCTCGGCCTCCGCGACGTCGGCGCGCAGCTCGTCGTTGATCAACCCTTCGAGCTGAGCGACGTCGGCGAGCGCCCGCTTGGTGGCCGGCACCCACTCCGCGATCGTCTTGACGACTGCGGTGCGGCGAACGAACGCCCACGACCCCTCGGGCTTGTATCCGCCGTTGGGGTTGTTGACCAGGTTCGCACCTGCCGCCAGGGCGTTGCCGTCCAGGGCGGGCAGCGTCGGAGCGGCCGAGCTGGTTGCCTCGGGGACCACTGCGGCCGCGTTGGTGTGCGACGTCTGCTCGACGTACTCCACCGTGTCCGATCCGGTGCGGCGCACCGAGATGAGATCGCGCAGCTTGAGTTCCTTGCGGCCCAGCATCTCGACAATGCCGGTCTGCTCGTTGACAACGAACGCACCGGCGCTGGTGTCGGTGCCGCCGACGAACAGCCCCTTGATGTTGATCGGGTCGGACTGGATGCGGGTCTTCTCACCGATCCGCACCGAGCCATCGGTAGCGGTGAACGGCTTGAGCATCGCCTTGAACTCCGGCGACTCGACGACCTGCAGACCCAGCGCCTTGACCCGCTCACGGACGGGCCGCTGGCCCTGGGCGTCGAGGTCGTCTTTGGCGGGCTGCCCGATCTCATCGGCCAGCGCCTTCGCTGCGCCGAGCACGTTCAGGTCGTCCTTGGCTACCTTGATCTCGTCGAGCTTCTCCCGGCCCTTGGCCAGGTGTTCGTCGTAGGACTTACGGTCGTCCTCCGACCACGCGCTGGGGTCCTTGTCGGCGTTGGCCTCGATGATCTCGCGGGCCTTCTCGGTGTGATGCAGTGCGGCCTTCTGGAGGTCGGCCAGCTTGGTTGCCGTCATCGGCATGGTGTTCTTCTCCTTCGTGAGAGTTACGCGCTCAGCTCGATTTCGAGGCTGAGCAGTTCCATTGCCGAGGTATCGACGGACGACTTGCGGCTGGCCTCACGCGGCTGTCCCGACTGGGTATCCCCGGCCGGAGCTTGGCGAGACGGGCCGCTGTCGCTGGCCTTCTCCTCGTCAGATGTGCCTTCGAGGGCGCACAGGACGCGGCCGATGGCCTCATGCGCCCCGCGGAGTTCGCCCGCGTTCTTGGCCGATAGCACGCGGCCGGCTTTGATGTCGCGCAGTGCACGCTCGGCGACAGTCGGCATCGACTTCACCGCCAGAATCTCGGTCTCCTGATTCGCGCCCAGAGTCACGACAGATACCTCATAGAGCTTGAGTTCCCGCAGCTCCCAAATGTTCTCACCGTCACGCATGGCGGGTCCGGACTCGATCTCGTCGTAGGCGAAGGACATCTGGTTGATTCGCCGACCCTTGAGCATCCGGTAAACCTGCCGGGCCTTCGGGTTCTCCAAGTCGAGCTGACCGGTGATCTTCAGGCCGACCGAGTCTTCCTCGGCCTTCACGATGTGCCCAATGTTGTAGTCCGGATCGGACATGTTGTGCCCGAAGAGCAGCGGGATCGGGTTACCCGACTTCTCCCATCGCGAAAGGTCTTTCGCGAACGCCCCAGCTACCACGACGTCGCCGTAGGAGTCCTTGTTGCCGAAGACCGACGCGTAGGCGGTGAACTGGCCCTCTTCGAGTCCGTCATCGGGGCCGGCCTTGAATGCGACCAGTTCAATCGGATGGTTCTTGGTGAGCATCAGTCCTCCTGCGCGTCGTCCGGGGTGTCCGGAGCGGTGTAGTCGTTGCCGGTCGGCGCCATCGGAGGGCCGTCTTCGGCGGGCACCGGGTTCTGGTCACCGTTCTGCGTGACGTTCAACGGACGGATCAGCTCATCGCCGCCGTCGACGGGCGGACGGTTGTCCATCGCTCGGGCTTCGTTGCGGGCCTGGGAGAGCACCGCACCGCGCTGCTCGAACGATCCGGTCAGCTTCTCCCGCAGGTTGAACTCCACGTAGAAGTCGTGCGCCTTCGGCCCCGGCTCAAACTCCGGGATGAGTTGCAGCGCAATCTCATCCTGGATCATCGTCAGCCACGGTCCGAGCGTGTCCTGGTAGAGCATCTTGTGCTGCTCGGTGATGTTCGAGAACGAGGCCTTGTCCAGGATTCCGACCATCGGCGGCGGGATGAAGTACGCCGCCGCCACCTCTTCACGAGTCAGCTTGCGTCCCTCGATGTACTGCAAGTCCTTCGCGGACTGCGCAGCCGACTTGAAGGTCATACCGTCTTCGAGGATCGGTGTTCCGCCGGCCAGCTCGGCCCTGTCACCGGTGTACTGGGTGTGCCATTGCCTCCGGAACGCGGCGCGGGCCTCCGGAGACCAGTTGCCCGAGATCGCCGTCGGTGGCCGCTCGATGTAGCCAGACACCCTGGCCCCGTTGCGCATGATCTGCTCGCGCATCTCAGAGCCGGTCCACTCCTCGCGGAGAGTCCTGCGCAAGGCCTCTAACGGCGAAGTGCCGGTGTCCTCGTCCAGCCCATAGCCGCGGAAGTAGACGATCTCGTTCGCCGGCACAACTCGCCGCTGCTTCGTCCCGGCGATCTCGAACGCCTCCGGCGTGAACCAGTTGTCACCCACCGGTTTGACCATCTTCGGCGGAATGCGCATCACACCGAAGCCGTCGTCTGCCGTCTTCGTCTTCCACCAGTAAGCCACGTCATAGATCGCGAAGTCGTGCACCAGGCCGTTGATCAGCCGGTACCGCGTAGTCCACGGATTCGGCCTCCGGAGCAGCACCGACAGCGGATGGTCCTGCAAACGCTCACGATCAGCCTCGCCCTTGCGTCGATACACCGGCAGTCCGAGCTGCGCGATGTTGCGGGCCAGGAACGTTACGACGGTCCGCACCGACTCCTGGGTGCGCCAAATCTCGCCGTACTCAACCGCCATCGTGCTCGACAGCGTGATCCGCTGCGAAGGCGTTGAGAACGCCGGCCGGCCGGACAGGCCACGAACTGCGCCCGCCGACTGCACGAAACCCATCCGGGTTAGCCGCCGCCCACGATCTGCACGTAGTCGACGTTCGCCCCGTCGATCACGATCTCGCCGTCCGCCGCTGCGGGCTCTGCACCTGGTTCATGGATCATCGCTCCTTGCAGAATCAGTAGCGGGCCTGGTGTTTTCGTCAACACGCCAGACACCGCGCTGCCCGAGATCAGTGACACCAGCACCTTCCGGTTCATGCCGGGATGTCGGCGCATCCTCATACGATCATCAGCCCTTCGCCGTCGTCGTACGCCGATGTAGGCGTCACGTCCTGCGCTGCCAGAGCCCGCGACAGCGCCATAATCAGGGCCACTACGCCGTCGATCTTGTCCCCGGCATTCGCTTTGTCCGGCTTCACATTCCCTGCCGGGTCCATCGCCACCGCGAAGTTGTCCACCATCCACCGCAGCAACGGATTACCGCCATGCCGGACGATCGGCTTCTGC